CAATCGCAAAACAAGAAATAAAAAACTGGTCTCCTAAAGCAAAAGGAGAGAGAACAAATACTAGACAAAAACAATTACAATTTTTGGATAATTTAAATAACGAAGATCTACCTTTAAAAGCAGTTAAACAAGCTTTTAAAAAAGAATTTGGAAAAGGAAAATTTTATAATGAAAAAACTTTTGGCCAAAGAGCAAATCAATTAACACAATTAAAAAAAGAAGGAGCATTACCAAGTAATGCAGACGGATCAAAAACTTTAGATTATGGAATAAAAATTGGCAGTAGAGCGGCCTGGTTAAAAAAAGCATTATCCGAAAGTATTTCATTTAGTAACAACTATAACAGATTAATTAGAGCATCAGATGTTTTAGAGGCGGAAGGAAAAATTAAAGATGCAAAAAGACTTTCTGATGCTGCAAATAAATTTTTTGGTAAAGACGGTATATTAACAAAATTACCTGGACAAGCAGAACACCCTCTATCTGTTAGTTATGGAGGAGCAGATAATTTATTAAAAGTAGATAGTTTAGTTAAAGGAGATTTAAACCAACTTAAAAAAGTTGTATTTGATACACCAATTAAAAATTTAACTGGTGAGTATAATAAGGCTACAACCACTTCAAAAAGAAAAAATGAAATTAAAACTTTAATTAATAATAGAAAAAATTTTATGAATTATTTAACCTCTGGTTCTTTTGATAAAGGTATTGTAGCACCTGTTGATTTTAATTTTACAGATGCAAAAGTTGTTGCAACCGCTAACATAAAAGCGATAGATGAATTAGAAGATAGTTATGATTTTGGAAAATTTGTAGCAAAAGGAGACGAGTATAGTAAAATTTTTAAACAAACAGGGAAAGAATTTAATTTAATTACAAAAGGTGGTTTTGCAAAAAGAACTGCAATTAGTGATAAAAGAATAGCTGATATACTTTCTGGAGAAAAATTTAAAGAATTAGGAAAGAAAAAATTAACAGCTATAGAAGAACTTATGAGTCCAGGCGCAGGTATGGGAGTAGATCCAATAAAAGCAGGTAGAGTTCTTACAGAAGATGCAATTAAAATGGCAGGTAAAACTGTTAGAGGAGCGGCAACTGTAGGTGATGCACTTATTTCTATTGGCAAAGGACCTGTAGGTTTTGGATTAGGTGCTATGATTGAAGCAGATCCAATAATCACTGGAGGCACTAAAGGAAAAAGTTTTACTCAGGCAGGAAGAGATACAATCATTGGGTCGTTAATTGATTTAATTCCAGGTGTTGACTTAGGAAGTGTTGATACTGATCTTTTAAAATATGCTGACACAGAAGAAGAAAAAGTTGGCATGCAAAATCTTATTGATTACAAAAAAGATTATGACCGGTTACAAAAAGATATTAAAGTTTTTAGAACTTACCAAACACTACCTGATTTTGAATTAGAAGGCACAGGTGTAGATCTAGCTGCTTTAGAATCAGAATTAGGAAAAAGATTTTTAGATATACAAAAAAGAGCTCCTCAAGTTTATAACCCTGATGTAGCTAGAATTATAAATAATTTATCTTTAGATTTAGCCGAAGAGAGAAGAAATAGATTAGAGGGAATATACGGATTAATTTTTGGTGATAGGCAATTAAGATCAGACCCAGAAGGTTTCGAATTAGATCAAGCTGTAGATATCGCTCAAGAAGCTATGGGACTAGAAGTGCCTCAACAAGGAGGTTCACGAGTAGAAGAAGAAATGTCACCAGAAGAATTAGATGAAAGATTTGATATGGAAGGTGGTATCATGGCAGCAGAAGGTGGTCGAATAGGTTTTGCTGATGGACCAATAGATCCTAAAAGAAGATTATTTATGAAGATAATGGGAGGTATTATGTCTTTACCATTCATACCTCAATTCTTAAAAAAAACAGAACAGGTAGGACCAGTGGTTAAATCATTAAAAGGAACAACTACAGTGATGCCAGAGTGGTTCCCTAAGTTTATAGAACAAGTTATGTTTAAAAGTGCAGGTAAAAAAATAGATGCAGATCTTATGGAATATACTGTTAAAGAATTACCAGATATTAAAATATTAAGACATGATGATGGTAGAGTTTTTATAGAGGGTAAAAATGAATATGGTAAATCGTATTCTATAGAGTACGAACCACCAGGTTTTGAACTTGTGGATGAGACAACAGGCAAGTCTGTTAAGAAACCAGGAGAGTTTGTAGCTCAAGAAGAGGTGCCTGTTAATGTGGACCCTGATGGTAACGCTGACTTTGATGCAGAGATTCTTGACGATTTAGATCAAATATTAGGGCCAGATACAAGACGTATGGAAGAATTTACACTAGGCAAATCTGTGGATATGAAAAAAGGTGAGTTTGAAGTAGGCAGAGCTGAAGCTAAAGCAGATGCGGTAAGAAAAGGTGAAGACGAGTTTTTTAGTTTTATTGACGAGGGCTATGACGAAATTGACTAAAACAATACCCCCTAAAAGAGGCCCTCAACCTCAAGGGTTGCTTATTGATTATAATACTGTTAAACCTGTAAAACTGGAGAAAATAAATGGCAGACATAGACAAATCTCTTCCAAACGTAAAGCAAGAGATAAAAACACCATCGCCTGAAGATGTAGAAATTGCTGAACAAGAAAAACAGCAACAAGTTGATGAGCAAGGTGATCCTGTAGAAATTACAGAAAACGAAGATGGCTCTGTAGATATAAATTATGATCCTTCGATAGCTTCTGTTGAGGGTGGACAAGAACACTACGCTAATTTAGCAGAACATTTACCAGAAGATATTCTTGGACAGTTAGGTTCAGATCTTTTTCAAAATTACCAAGATTATAAAAATTCTAGAAAAGATTGGGAAAGAGGTTACAGAGAGGGTTTAGATCTTTTAGGATTTAAATATGATAATAGAACAGAACCTTTTCAAGGCGCATCAGGTGCTACTCACCCAGTGTTAGCAGAAGCTGTTACACAATTTCAAGCTTTAGCATATAAAGAATTATTACCTTCTAACGGACCAGTTAGAACTGCTATTTTAGGAACACCTACTCCAGAAAAAGAACAACAAGCAACACGTGTTAAAGATTTTATGAATTATCAAATTATGGACAAGATGAAAGATTATGAACCAGATTTTGATTCGTTATTATTTCATTTACCTTTAGCTGGCTCAGCTTTTAAAAAAATTTACTACGACGAAGCAGCACAAACAGCTGTTTCTAAATTTGTTCCCGCAGATGATTTGATTGTTCCATATTCGGCTACCTCATTAGACGATGCAGAATCAATCATTCATCGGGTACAAATATCTGAAAACGAATTAAGAAAACAACAAGTTGGTGGTTTTTACAGAGACATAGAATTAAAACCAGGACAAGTTAACGAGACTGAAGTTGAGAAAAAAGAACGTGAGCTTCAAGGTGAAACAAAAGGTAGAGAAGAAGACATGTTTAATTTATTAGAGTGTCATGTTAATTTAGACCTTGAAGGTTTTGAAGATATGGGAAGAGACGGAGAACCAACAGGTATTAAACTTCCATATGTTGTAACTATAGAAGAAAACTCTAGAGAAGTTTTATCAATTAAAAGAAATTATGAAATAGGTGATCCTTTAAGAAAAAAGATTGAATATTTTGTACACTTTAAATTTTTACCAGGACTTGGATTTTATGGTTTTGGTTTAATACATATGATAGGTGGACTATCAAGAACAGCTACAGCTGCATTACGACAACTACTAGACGCAGGAACATTATCTAACTTACCTGCAGGATTTAAACAAAGAGGAATTAGAATTAGAGATGATGCGCAAGCAATTCAGCCAGGTGAATTTAGAGATGTAGATGCACCAGGTGGTAACATTCGAGACTCTTTTATGATGCTTCCTTTCAAAGAACCATCACAAACCTTATTACAACTTATGGGCGTCGTAGTACAAGCAGGTCAAAGATTCGCTTCAATAGCAGACTTGCAAGTAGGTGAGGGTAATCAACAAGCAGCTGTGGGTACGACCGTAGCATTGCTAGAAAGGGGAAGCAGAACAATGTCTGCAATTCACAAAAGAATTTATGCAGCGTTGAAACAAGAATTTAAATTATTAGCTAGAGTTTTTAAATTATATCTACCACAAGAATATCCATACGATGTTCCAGGAGCACAAAGACTAATTAAACAACAAGACTTTGATGACAGAGTAGATATCTTGCCGGTTGCAGATCCAAACATATTTTCTCAAACACAGCGTATCTCGCTAGCACAGTCTGAACTGCAACTGGCAACGTCCAATCCACAAATACATAATTTATACGCAGCGTATAGAAATATGTACGAAGCTTTGGGTGTAAAAAATATTGATAAGATTTTAAAACCACAACCGATTCCACAACCGAAGGACCCAGCGTTAGAGCATATTGATGCTCTCGCTGGGAAACCGTTCCAAGCGTTCCCTGGACAAGATCACAGAGCACACATAACTTCACATTTAAATTTTATGGCAACTAACATGGCTAGAAATAATCCAATGGTTATGGCTGCACTTGAGAAAAATTGTTTTGAGCACATTTCTTTGATGGCAACAGAACAAGTTGAAGTAGAATTTAGATCTGAGATGCAACAATTGATGGCTATGAGACAAAATCCTCAAGCAATGCAAGATCCTATGATGCAAAATCAACTAAAAATGACAGCAGAAAAAATTGAAGCAAGAAAAGCACAATTAATTGCTGACATGATGGAAGAATTTATGAAAGAAGAGAAGAAAATTACTTCTCAATTTGATAATGACCCGATTGCAAAACTAAGATCTAGAGAATTAGACCTTCAAGCACAAGAAAATGCTAGAAAACGTAAAGAAGGTCAAGAGAGATTGGATCTCGACAAGATGAGAGCGATGATGAACCAACAAAATCAAGACGAAAAACTTGATCAAAACGAAGAATTAGCAAAATTAAGAGCTGATACTTCGATTGAAAAGACAATTTTGTCAAAAACTTTGCCAAACGCTAAAGACATGGGCGCAGGCAACGTGATAATTAAAAAAATTGATGACTAATCTTGTAAAAAAGGTTAGAAATTAGAAAAAAAGGAGCTAACATGGCAAAAACAACTGGAAAACACGTAAACGAAGAACAGTTTACAGACAAAGATGGTTACTTGAAAGGTGGAGTCGAGATCGAAATGACAAAACCTGATGAAACTCAAGAACAAGAAGTTCAAGGTCAAGGAAACATCTTAGCAGAGAAAAAAAGAAAAGCTAAGTGGTACTAATATGTGGCTACAGGCAATTAAATTAGCAGCGCAAGCTGGTTCAAAGATTTACGCTAACAGACAAAAAGCAAAAATGGCTATGTCTGAAGCACAATTATTACATGCTGAAAAACAAGCTCGAGGTGAGGAAGCTTACCAAGGCAAATTATTAGAAGCTAGACAATCAGACTGGAAAGATGAGGCGGTACTTATAATCTTGTCAACTCCAGTAGCTGTACTTGCATGGGCAGTCGTAAGTGACGACCCAACTGCGATGGATAAAGTAAAATTATTCTTCGATATGTTTTCGCAGCTCCCTTCATGGTTCACAAACCTGTGGAT